ACGCGACGAACGATTGGGAAAGCAACAGCAGCGAAACCCTCTACATCGCCAGCTGCCATGGTGGAGACCTCACGTAGAAGCTCCTTAGCCTGATTCTCAAGAAGACGTGACATAGAAGCACGCTCACGATCATCAGCGATTCCTTCAAGAAGGCCAGTGGCCTCCCACTTGGACTGAAGTGCTGCGCCCTCTTTTGCAAGATCGCGGTCAACAATGCCTTCAGTCAACTTTTCTATAATAGACATTTGAAATCCTCCTTTAAATTAATTTTTCTTAATGCCTGCCAAAGCCTTCATTCTCTCCGCGAACGGATTGAAATCTTTGCTTTGAGTCTTTGTTCTCGGTAACATAGTAGAAGGTCTTGATACTGCTTCGCTCAGTGATTGTGGTCCGCTCTTGCGAGAAGATCCCACTGTGCTTTGAAGGGTTTCAAAAATTACCTTCGCCTCATTTACCGAACCTGCATTAGAGAGAGCTTCGACAATAGTCTCCTTTTGTCGCTCATTCAGGGAGGACTTTCTCAGAACACGGTTCGTATAAAGTAGTTTAGCGTTGTCCAAATTCACTTCGTCAAGCTTCTCCTTGAGAGTGTCAACAGCTTCTTTGAGTTTACCATTCACTGTCTTGTGCTTCTCAAGTGACTCGCTAAGTGCTTTGCCAACTTTTAATAGTTCATCTCTTTCTTCTTTGTACTCGTCGGATTGTGCCATAGCTGCTGCAAGTTCTTCGTTGAACTTCATTTCAGACTCAGGCGTTCCTGCCCAGCCTCGCTTTGTTGGCTTCATATCTACGACAAGACTTTCAATAATCTCTTCGATCTTTTCTTCCGAAAGCTCTATCTCAGCTTCCTCTTTTAGTTCTTCTTCAAGCTTTTCTTCCTCTCCCTCGAAGAGATCGATGTCTGCTTCTTCTAGTTCGATTACATCTTCTTCCTCTAAGGTGCCTTGGTCAATGTCCTGCTCCTCAAGTACTTCAATGTCTCGCGTGATTGACTCAAGCATTTCCTTAAGTTCTCCACGAGTGATATCAATCTCTACTTCGTCTTCTAGTGAGGAGTCATCATCAATTTCAGAAGTAGCAGCAAAACTAACATCGCCAAGTTCTTCTTCTTCCCCGTCTGGGAAAGTTGCTTCTGTCTCTGCATCTTGCGACATAGGGTCGACACCAAGATCCGAAGGCATCCCGGCTGCCATGCCCGCATCCATCGGGCTACCGATATCCATGGGAAGGCCCGTTGCACTTGGGTCTTGCTCAAGAAGCTTTACAACAGCTTCTTCAATTTTAGGCGCATATGCCTCAAGTAAAGAAGCCTCGGCGTTTTTAAGAACAGCCTCTCTAAGAGCCTTTGCATCGACGATAGCTTCATCAAGTAAAGATGACATTAAAAAATCCTCACAATAGTTATTCATAGATAAATAGTATTACAAAAGAGTAAATTCCTATTTTACATCAGGTCTTTTATTTTGCCTCTTTAAGTCTTAGCTTTTTTAGAGTCGCTTCTCTACGAAGTTTCTGTCTTCTCTTCTTCGTGGATGGCTTTTCATAGAAGCGGCGTTTGCGATACTCGTCAGCAACACCACTCTTTTTAACCTTTCTCATAAACCTTTTTATAGTCTTCTCTATTGGCTCATTACCTTTAGGCTCAACTGTAACATGGCTTGGCTTGTTGCCCTTTATAGCAAACTTCCGAGACCTATACTCATACTTTCTTTTGTCTATGGTGTTGTAGTCTCGATATTGCTTGTCTTTTCTATAGCCCATTATTTCCTCTAGCTTGTCTTGTCTACGCCAACAGTATTTTCCCAAGAGCCTGACGGTGTTCTAGCAGATTTAATCGTTGTGATTCCTGCAATAACTGAAACTTTTGGCTGTGTGGAGCTGTCACTCATTATGTAAAGCTGCGAAACTCTATAATCTGCACTGAATGATGAACTTGGATTAATCAAGATATAGTTATAATTTGGCTGGTGCAGGCCGCCACTTGCAAAAGCAAGTCTTATCTTAGAGTCCGCGATGTCGTCATGTTCTTCATTTCTAACAATTACGAACTTTGTGACCCCAGGAAACTCAATCTTAGTTCCTGCCCCCATGGTAGAACTAGAAGCTGCACTAACAACCGATGCCGTGGCAAAAGGTCTACAACTTACTTGATAACTTCCAACGTGATTAAATCCTGGCTCACTAAAACCATAAATAGGTTGTCCTGTTTTGGCATCTGAATTCTTAGCCATTTATAAACTCCAATTAACTACATTAAATAGTCTTTAAAAATTAAAACTCTCCAAAACCATTAGCAACCGTTTTCCCGCCTGTGGTGACAACAACATCCCTCGCAGTAAAGCCCCTTCCTCGTGAGCCCTTAGACTTAATTGTTCTTTTAAAATTTCTAATTTGTTTTGGAGTTGATGCAAAAGTGAGATCTATACTTGACCATGTGGTGTTGTTTATGGTCCTTACTGCCCGGATTCCCAGGTCTGTTGGTTGTACATTTAGAAAGTCGTGGTCATATTCAACAATTGCTATATTAAATGCACTTAGCGACACTATGTCGTCTAAAGCATCTTGTGTTAATTTAAAGTTTAGGGTTTGCGTACCGGTAGATGTAACATTTACTATATCACTATAGATAGTTACATTTCCCTGCATGCTTGCACCAGCTGAAAAGCCCACTATATTATTAAAGTCGTCGTTGACAAGCGTTCCGCCGCTGGGCTCATCCGACTTTACAGCAATAAGCCTCATATTTGATACATCGCCACTAAACGAGGCTCCAAGCAGTTCAACACTAAGCGTGCCTTCTTGGACTTTGCTAGTTACGTTAGATGAGTTAAAAGCCATAAAGTATCTTCCAACTCTATATTGAGGTTTTGCACCGGAAAGAGTATTTTGTGTGTTTATAGTAGCTCGGGCAGCGGCATGATAAGCAGTTCCGCTGGTACCATCGCGAACAGCTGACCAAGCGCCGCTAGCGCCTGTTTGTACAAATCCGTTTGAAGAAGCATTTGCTGACGTTTCTGTTCTTTTTGCTGGCATGCTAAATTAGATCCTTCCACTTATTGCCACTAATAGACATAATGCCAGAAATATCGATACCAGCATCTTTAGGATCTGTGCCGTTCATGGGATTAGCCATCTGCGCTCCAGAAGCTTGTGCTGGTGCTGGGGTTGTGCCCTCAAAAAGATCAATTCCGCCGTAAGCATCAGAACCAATTGCACTCATGAGCTTCTTCTTGTGCTCCGCTAATCTCTGGTTAACTGATTTTGGGGGAGCTGAAGGCTCTGATTTAGGAGCAGGGGCAGGAGCACTTTTAGTCTGCTCTACAATCGGTGCTGCACCAAGCCCTTTCGTAACCTCCATAATTACGTTAGAAAGAATGCCCTCTTCAAGAATGCTTTCTTTTATACATTCTTTTATGAGTGGCTTTAAGATTGATTTTAACTCTGACTTTTTCATCTTACTTCCTTAAAATTTCATTCATTAGCGTGTGTAGACTCTGATTTTTATAGCCGCGCTCCTCTCGCATAGAAATACTAACAGAAGAATTAGTCTTTAGCGGCATTCCAGACACTGGTCTGATGAAGGCATTCGGGGCAGATGGATCAGAAACCACATCAAAACAAATAAGATTAAAATCATCTTCGACCATTAGAACTTTGCCCTGCTGCCTAACGGATCCCATTCCTCTAGACGAGATGCCGATACCAACACCAGACTCAGCTAGAGCTTTTAAAGTTTTTCCTGCTGGTGTATTAAGGACCTCCAGCTTGCCCATCACGTTGTTGCCATCCCACCAGACCTCCGTGATCAAATGTGAAGCATTCTTCAATTCAACCACGGAGGTATCTGGATGGTCTAGTTCACCGACCGCTCTCCTGCCGTCGATGAGTTTTTGGTAGTTTTTCATTTCTCTCATTAAGACATTTTTAGGGTAGACTCTGCCATTCCCGTTTTGGACATCAGCTTCCTGAATCTTACCGGTCATGTAAAAGGCTCTACCTTCAGCCATATTTCTTTTCTCGCTCTCCGTCAGGAAGTCGGGACAAACTCCTCCATCGCAAAGGGCAAAATATTCTGTTAATAATCGTTTGGACATAATAAAAAACTCCTAAAAATGCGGGCGCTACCCGCCCGAGTCACGACCCGGAACAACAGCGTGCTACAGGACGTAGCAACCAGCTACGACTTGATATGTTGCACATTAATGGCATATCTCACCCCCTCGTCTTGGATTATTTGGCTTAACATATAAGAAGTCCCAGAACCTACACAACCACAAATTAAAAAATTAGCAACCGTGTAGTCAAAAGTAAATAGTTCTGTCCATCTGTTAATGGCAAATAAAAACCACCCAGCGTGGAATCCAAAGCATAGAGTGCAATGAAATAACTTACCAAATCCACCTAACCACTCTTTAGAGGGTCTTATTTTATTAAATATGCTAGCATAAACCACAAGAAACGTAAGCCCGTAGCACGAAAGAATAAACCAAAGCAGGTCCATAATCACTCCTGATTTTCTAAAATGTAACTCATCCAGTAGGGGCTTCTGTAGTATCCTGGAACTATAGAACCCTTTTGCTTGTCTTGAGGAACCTCACCAAGCTCTGTCGATTCCTCAGCATCTGGCTCTAGAACACGATTGTCAATTAAGTCCTCAAAATCTTCGCCGTATTCAAAGTATGGTCTTTCGCTTTCTATCCATTTTGAGATTGATAACAATAGAAGCTTTATGGGAACTTCCAAGCTTGATTCAGGTATCGAAGCCTCGAAAGAATTCAATACAGATCCACCTTGCACCGACTCTGGGTTTATTAAGCCTCTCTTACCAAGATATTTAAACATCCTGTCTGAGGCTCCATAAGCCACATCGCCATTTACATCGTCTTTTTTAAAAGTTACAACCTTCTTCATCTCCGGGCGCAAAACAATATCTATGTCCGCATGATCAAAAACAATAATATTACCATCTAAAGTCTTTTTAGCCTTTAGCGAAAATGAAGCTAATACTTCTTTTTCGTCTACAACTTTAAGAATGACTCTTTTTTGGAGTGGCTTGAATTTAATCCTTACGTCTGGCATGCCTAGGCCTCCACTGCGAGGGCTTGAATTTTCAAAATCTTTTTGATCATGTCATCACTGATTGGCTGCTTTTTGAAACTTTCCAGTAACGCAGAAATCTCTTTAGTTTTATTCGACAGGCCCTCATCTAAAATGATGTCTCTTTTGGATGATAGCTTTAATATTGACTCTTTTAATCTGTTGAGTTCATCAGATACATAAATCTTAAACTCCACCGCGTTCTCTGGAGAGAGGGTGACGTACCTGGATAGTAGGTACTTTTGGCTTTCGTTAAGTGTTGAGCCGTACTTCTCGTTAAACTTTTGGACAAAAACATTGTAGGTAATATTGTCAATTGGCCTCAGCGCTGGGGCACTCTCGGCAGGAGACGACATGATCTCCACAACCTTTTCCTCTAAAATAACTCTTTTAGAGATCGGCGTTTTTCCGTTAAACATCTGCGATATTGTAGCCAAGGTTTTATAGTTGGAGATAAAGTTGTTAAAAACGTTTTTAGATAAATCAGTATTTATCTTCTTTATAACTTTGGACTGTTCGTCAAAGATATCCTCTTCGCTCAAGGTATGGTATACTCTCTTTACTTCGTTTAATATTTTTTCAGCAGTCTGCTTTTGTACACTGTGTACTTCACAGATGGTCTTGTAGAGATTTAATTCCTTACCCAAAACATTATCCGCACCAAAGTGTTCCTTCAGAATTAGACCGATTGCCCTCTTAGAATCAGAATCAGACTTTATCGCTGCTCTTGTCATTTCTTTTATGAGAGCCTCATAGAGAAAGGCTGTGTTTCTTTTCTTATTATGCTTCATCTGACTTTTGCTCCATGTTGTTTAGGTTTTCGATTAACCGCTCTGTTTCTTTAGAAATTGTAAGAATTCTTTGCTCTTGAAGAGACTGGCCCTCTTCATAATTAGAGTCTTGTTCGCTGTAAACGCCGGTCATCTTCGCTAAACCGGAAAGTTCATCTCTGCCAGGGAACGTAGTTCTGGTAGAGGTCTCAGGAGTACTTGCTCTTATAAAGCTTTTTGTTCTTGGGCCTCTAGCCCTTCTTCCGTCGTCTTTGTTTCCAGGAGTAGCCAATAGCGGACTAGCCTCTTCCTCCCCTGCACCTGCGGCAGGAGCATCAGCAGCGGGTGTGTCTCCAGCGACTTCGTCGCCACCCGGCTCAGGAAGAGTCGGCTCCTCTGCTCCTGGAAGTCCGGTGCCTGGTTCGAACCCACCTGGTGTCGGAGCGTCTCCAGCCATATCAGATATTCCACCGGCTAGAGCACCAGCAGCTGCCTGTCCTGCTGCCTCGCCCACTGCATTAAGTTCTGCGTCGAACTTGCGATCATAATACATTTCTCTCTTGTTCCGCATGAACTCTTCTTCGGACATTCCAAAGAGGTGCTCAGAGATCCATCGCTTACTGAAGAAGCCCTCGGTTGCATTAGTTGCAATCTGGAACTTCTGATTCCAATGCTCCAGTTCTTGAATCTCTGCTATCTTAGATGGATTGTTCAAAGCTAGTGAAAAGTTAATCAGATCATCTCCCCTGAAGCCCAAGGTGTGAAGGTGGATAATACCAACCTTTTCAAGCTCGGATAAAAGGGATCTCTGAAGTCTCTGCACTGTGCGGGCAAAGCGAATATCTTTTTGAGCTAGTGTAGTCTTATCTTCGGAATTACCCTCGCCTTGAGTTAGGTATGCGGCGGGAATCTTCAGGGCAGAGAAAAGCTTGTCACGCAGGTATTTAACATCGTCAATATCATGATTTCTTTCTTGTCCACCAACTTGTTCGATAGACGCAAACTTAGTGCCGCCACGCACGGGAATATAATAGTCCTCTTCAATGCTCATTGGGTTGTAACGAAGGTCTACACGGCCAGTCTCAGTATTGACCACTTGATTTCTCTTCATGGAAGTAATTACACGCTGCATGTACTGCTCTACGTCTTGTGGGGGAATATTTCCAACATCAACGTAAAACGCTTTTCTCGCAGGGGCTCTAACGATACGATAGGCCATCATCGCGTCCTCCATTAGAGTCAGCTGCCTCCATATCCTTCTAGCGGGCTCCAGCACAGACGTTCCATACGGGTGATATTTATCGTTACCCAAAATTCTAAAGTGAGCAATCTGCCAATTCTCAAAAGTCATTCCAGCAGCGTTCCATTGGAACTGGATGTAATTTGGATTTGTCTTGTCTTCGCCCTCTAGCCTTTCTATTTCATTTGGTGGCAAACCTATTGCGTGCCTAACTCCATATGTTTCGTCTACGTCGAGGTACAAAAAGAAATCTCCATACTTGCACATTGTTCTAGCCCAACCAAATAGGTTAAACTTTACGTTTAGAACATCGTTATATACAGTATCAAGAATGGCTCTTATTTCTTCATTAGGGCATTTAATATGCAACATGTCTGCTAATGGAGATGATGTTGTCATTTCATCTGCATAGATATCCAAGGCACTAGCGATCTCTGGCATATACTCCATCTGGTCTGAGTCTACATACCGCTCAGTCCTATTCTGGTTTGCCATGTAGTTTGAGTTCATGGACTCGAAAGGATTATAGTGGGCTCTCTTAAACTCTTGGCCGCTGGCAGACTTAAACATATGTGCATACTTGTCTAACTGCTGTTTACGTATGCGTCTGCCCGTCTGCGTTCTACGGCTAACAACTGGACCAGAAAAAAGCTTGGTCAGCCTCTTATACAGATCCGATGTTGGATTTCTTGGATTTCTCTTGTCGTCGTCAGCCATCTATTACCCCTTCATTAACCAAATAAAATCTTTTGCCTGCTGAACAGCTTCTTCCTGTTTCTTGCTAAAGTCATTATGTCCTAACATGCCAGGTACGGTTGTGTCAAACTTTCTGTTAGTAGAAATAATAGATTTAAACAAAGCCTCTCTGTACTCGGACTCTCTTTTGTTGGCTGTGAGTGCTGTGTCTCTCACCCAACAGCCAATCGCAAATGACATTATCAAGTCATCATTGTAGCCTCTCATCGCTTGAGCTTTGCCATTATTCCATATAAAAGTCTCCATTTCCTTACATAGTCTATTAGAGCGTATAATAATTAGTTTATTTCTGACAAACTCTTCCATTTTAGCTACTATCAATGGTCTAGTCTTCGTAGTCGTCGAAAACCCAGGCACTGAGCTTGCATTTGTGTAAGCAATATTTTGTTCTATATAATCATGACTGCCTTTTATCGAATAGTACAAGTTTTTGTATTCCAGCATTTCCAACTTCTCCAGAACTGAAATTCCAATGCCGATGTTCTCCACAACAAGAAGGGCATCACCGTACTCTTTGCCAACTTGATTTAATATATTAGCATACATATCTAGACTAGGCTTGCCTTGATATTCCGCAACCTGCTCCATCGTGGAAACCTTAAAAACATGAAAAGCAGAGCTATCTTTTCCATCGCCCCTTGCCACGTCTGCAACCAGCAAATAATTTTCGCCTGGTTGGTAGGCTTCCCAAATCCAGTAGTTTCTATCAAAACCGGTCCTATGATTAGGGTCTTTCGCTGTTTGCTTAATAACCTCTATGTCGTCCGGGTGAATCACAGTTTCACCAGAAGTATTAAAGTTACACTCCAGCTCTTGCGCTATTTGTCTTCGCGTCATATTCCTGGTTTCTTTCTCAAACCAAGCCTGGTCTCTTTCAGGGTGAACATCCCAAGGCAGGTTAGATGGAAAGAAATCGTTTTCTCCAAGCTCAGAGTCAGCGTATGTTTTATGGAACCAGTTACCAACGCCATTTGGCGTCGAAAGAGCTATGCACCTACCACCAGTTGACAGAGTAGGATAAAGACCTGTCCATAGCTCGTCAAGTCCTTCAATGTGGGCAGCCTCGTCTAGCACCAATAAAGACAATGCCTCAGAACGACCAGCGTCACCAGACGTTGATGCTGCCTTGATCTGGGATCCATTACTAAGCTCAAAAGAAGATCGGTTGTCTATTTTGATATCAGCTATCCTAATCCAGTCAGGAAGGTTCTTCATAATGTTTTTAACTTTCTTGACCAAGTTGGTGGCGGTAGCGAATTTGGTTGCCATGACAAGAACATTCTTGTCCCTGTGAAACAGCAATAGCCAAACAACATATGCAGCAACGATTGTAGATAAACCTAGCTGCCTAGCTTTCAAGACAATATTAAAACGATGATCATTAAAATTAACAAGCATCTCATCCTGGTATGGATAAGTCTTAAATGCTATGAGGCCCTCAAGGGGGTGTGAGATGCGGCAGTAGTTATTTATGAAATAACTTGGATCCTTTCCGGATTTAAGTATTTCGCTAAGTATCTGCTTTTTGGAAAGCTGATACGGCACCTTTACTCACTCTTTCTTGTGTCGTTCGATGGACGCTTATCAGCGAACCCACCGTTATCAAGAAATCTTCTAAACTTAACATCAGAGGAATCCTCCGAGGGTGCTTTGACTCCTTCGACATCAGCCATAGATCCAATGTTGTACATCTTATGTGCTTGGCACCAAGTGCGAACTCTAGAGGTGTTCTGTACCATGACGTGGACGTCGCCTTCAGCAGTCAAAGACAGAGTATCGCCTGTTATTGCTTTGTATTCTTTCTTAAGAAAACCAGCAACCTGCTCGATCATGGACTCGATATCACTCTCAAAAGAACCACCATAAACCTCCTTGAGTTGTACCTCGGAGTGGTAGTTTATTCTTAGCTTGTTACCATGAAAGCTCACACCAAAGCCATCCATGACTCTCTTATCAATCAGGGGATTGCCTTCTTCTCTCTTAAGACCAACAGTACGGGCTTTACCATCGGAAGAATACTCCTCCATGTGAGCCCCGTCATAAGCATGTGAAGCAGCTTGCGAAATTCCTCTAATAATATCTAATGTGGTTGCCATTTATTTTTCTCCCTTTGGTGGACGCCAGCCCGACTCCCATCTTTCTTCTCTCCCATCGACCCACTGTATGTAACAGTTATAACAACAATCAAACCTACTCATGTAAACGTCATCTTTGGGATTGAAAGAAAAAGTATCACAAACTGGGCATTCCCTCCTAGTAACTTCTTTAGTAAGTAGTTTTTTAGATATTAAAATGCCATTCACTTCATGTTTCTCTTGGCTTTCTTCAAATGCGCGTTCTTTTTCTTCAAGTTCCTTGATTTGTTCTTGATAGGATTTTTCTTTCTCGTCATTCCAAAACTTTCTTGGATTATCGATAGCCTCAGATCCATACTTCTTCGCTATTGCCTGCTCGATCCTGGCTATGCGGTTAGGGTCTTTCATGTTTACCTCGTTTCGTTGTATATTAAAGAAATAATATTTGAAGCAGTGTGCTCAAATAAAAATGGAAAAATGCTGTGGATTAGACAGACAAACGACGCATACAAAAGTAAAAAAGAAAAGCCGAGTGCCCTAAACATATGCCCAAAATATGTCATACCTAACGAACTTGGGTGATCACGGAATAAATTTATCAATCGCATAAGCTGCTCCTACTCCAGCCGCAATCCCAACAGCCACGCTGCCAGCGATCACCAATGGTATGTTTACTTTCTTGTTTTTCTTAATCACCTCTCTTAGCGACTCAATCTCCTCGTCTCTAAGGCGTAATCCATCTTCATATCGTATTGTTGTTTCCTCTAAAGTAATCTTTAGCGTATTGATCTCTAGTGTTAGTTCTTCCCTCTGTAGGCCCAATTGCAAGCTCAATCTATTATTGAACTCTTGTTCTTGAAACTCTTTCCAAGTCAACAACCGGGCAGTTGCCGTATTATCAAAGCAGGTAGACTCAAAAGGAGCAACACCGCCCTTCGGCAAAAGGGTGAATCTTCCCTCATCGCCGTATGCAGGGGCGCTCCACAGAAGCAATACAGCACTCAATATTTGTGCAATCTTACTCAACATATTCAAACCCAAATGCTTGCTCTATCTTTTTGGCAACAGCGTCTGGATCTGTTTGCCTAAGACGAGTGATCTTTGTCACACTGTCGGCTTTTAATTGTTCAATCTCTTTTTGATTTTCGTTGTAGATTACTTGTAGGGTTTTTATTTTTTCCTCGTACTCTGTCAATAGCTCTGCTTTTTTCTCTAGCTCTCGCGCATGGCTTTCTTTTATGAGCCTAACCTCTTGTTCATAACGAGAGGTTGCTGCGTCGAGTGCTGTCACAAGCGAAGCTCGGTCAAAGTACCAAGATATAGATACGATTAAAAGTAATAATCCAATTAATACTTCTCTCCAGTATCTTGTTAAAAAGTCCCTTAAGCTTTCCACTAAGCACCTCTAAGCTTAACAATTGCATCAATGACACTCTGGCCTCCAAGGTAAAGTCCCGAAATAATAACCCAGTCTCCGCTGGTTACAAAGCCAGCAGCAGCTAATCCAGTAGCAGTTGCCCACACTAGTAACTTGCGTGATAAAACTTTTTCTATACCTTTATCTAAAATTGCTTTTGCCATACTCATGGTACCTCCAATCTAAAACTAATTAGTTTAACAATCAACAAAAGCATAGCCGTCTTTTTGTTCTATGCTTAGTTGCATGTCCACACAATCCTTAAGCGCCTCAAGATGAGAAATTAGCAAAACGGTCTTAAAATGAGTTTTTATCATATCTAGCATTCTGCTAAACCCTTCCATGTTTTCCTCATCAAGGGCAGTCCCTGGCTCGTCCAAAATAAATACATCGCCCTTTGGCAAGTTAGAAACCGATAGCATGGCCAAGCGAATAGCCATGGCAGCAATGGTCTTTTCGGCTCCCGACCCCATTTCTAGAGGTCTCGGGTCTTGATTGGGGTGCTGGATGTGAATGTTCAATCTCTTGCCATCATCCTCAAAGTAAACATCAAAGTCAACGATATTCATTAAAAATTTTGAAATCTCTTCATTTATAACAGGAAGCTTGCTTTTAATGATATCATATGCAATCCCATTGCTGTGCATGCACTTTAGATAGAGATCGTAAGCTGAGTACTCCTCTTGTAGCCTTACCAATTCTGCCTGCTGCTCTCTTAGGTTTTCAACCTTTTGTTCGAGAGAGCCTAGCTTCTTATATAAAAACTTAGATTCACTATCTATGTTTCTCCTACTGGCTTCCAAAAGTGATAGTGCGCTTCGCTGGCTCTGCTGTTCTTCCAGTAGTCCGTTTAGGTTATCAATTGCTTCTTTGTTAACATTGTATTGGTTTTGTTTTTCTTCGAGCTTCTCAATGTCTGCATTTAGTGTGGCGATGATCGCAGTGTTCTTCTCTAATGTCAGAACGCACTTGTCTACAGAACGAGAATAATCTTGTCTCTTCTCAACCATGTCCTTGTGCCTAGAAGCCGTCGCTCGCAAGCCCTCTGGGTCTAATGCGCCTAGCATCTCTTGGAGACCAGACTGTCTTTCTTCTAGGCTTGCTATGTCCCGCTCATTCATAGGAACGTTTGCTTTTGCAATGTAAGCATCTTTGATAAACTTGCAGGCCGGGAAAGACGTTCCGCAAGGTATGCCCTCCAGAGCTTTAGCTTGTCTTTCGTTGTTTGACTTGTCTCTTAGCAAGGAGGCAACCTTTTGTTCTATCTCCTCCATTTTTTGGTCGATCTTTGAGCACTTATCGAGTCTTTCATTCAAGGTTTGTAAATCAAAACTCTCTATGTACTCATCCAGTGCCTGAACAATTTCTTTGTGCTTGTCGGCCTTTTCAGAGAGTTCTTTAGAGTTTTCTAATATGGAGGTCCGCTGATTCCTCTTATCTTGCAGGGCCTTTGTGAGGCTTACAATATCAACCAATTCTGTCGGTGTTTTTTCTATTCTTGTTGCCAGCTCAGCCATTTCAGCTTTTAAGTTAGTTATCTTTTGATCTACTTGAGTCAGCGAGTTTTGCTTATCCTCATGGTCTAGCACACACTGTTCTAGGTCGGTCAAAGCCTGATCGATGTCCGATGCATAATCCTTGCCTTCAAGTCTCTTAAGAGCGCCCCTCAAATCAGAAGCCTCAACTTTGGCGAACTTATACTTTCTGTCAAAAAGTTCCAAGTCCAAGAATTTTGCAAATATTTCTTTTCGCTTTGTTGATCCTTCTCTAATAAACGAGAGCGAATCTAATTGTGATGCCATAGACGTTAAAAGAAAGTCATCGACAGTGCCAAAAACCTTACGGATCTCTTTGTCAGTATCGTTCCTTGTTAAGCCGTTATGCACATTTTGTGTCCCATCTATAGAGGTAGATGCAAAGTTAACTTCGGTTCTGGCCTCTGTGATCTGTTGGCCTCTGGACTTCTTTACGTACTTGTCCGACTGTCTATGAATGCTCCAAACAGTACCGTCCTCGGTCATAAGTTCAACAAGTGCATTTGCGTACTGCTTATCGAAGTTTATGACATTCAGGTTCTTCCGCTCGTTCTTTGATGTGGTATTGAACATTGTATATAATAAACTATCGATGATACTAGACTTTCCAGAAAAATTCTTGCCAAATATGCCAACTATACCGTTTAGATTTTTGAAATCAATGGCATTGTACTCGCCATAGTTAAAGAGGTTGTCAAATTGCAGACTCCTAATCTGCCAGTTGACGTTTCTTAGAACCTCCTCCTTTTCCTCTGCCATAAGATTATACTTGTCATTTAGTTCTAATATTTTGGACATGACCCCTTGACTAAGGCCGTAATCGGAAAGAAACTCCTTGATAAGACGACGCTGGACAACAATATCTCGCAAATCATCATGTGCTATGTGATCTGCTGTGTCTGAGTCTAGACTATTTTGGCTGATGTTCTTGTTTAAGAATGTTATGCTCTCTGGCTTAAACTTATGTTGGGCTACGTCAACAGCCTTCTTCATATCTTCTAGTGTTATGCTTTCCTTTGAAACCAGTCGTAGTCGTGCCCCGTTAATCACATCAAGTTCTGGGACCTTACCTTGTTGCAGTTCTATCGTAACAAAGGGTTTTGGGTTCTTAAATACGACTCTCTTAACATCAAAAGTATCTCTATCTTTAATGTCCCAGATAAGAATGCCCTTGTCCTCAGACTCGCCAAAGCCTTGCTGAATGGTGGAGCCAGCGTACTGCACCTTTCCCTTGGCGTCCATGGCTTGGGGCTTGTGGATGTCTCCTAGGAAAGCGTAGTCGAACTCTTCAAAGATATTAACATCGTGCTCGCCCTTTTCCATAACCCAGCCGCTGTCTGTTTGGCAGTTGGAGATGGAGCCATGGTACAGAGCAATGTTTACATTGTCGTAGTTTGATGGATCATCCCATCCCTCTTCATCAAACACCGATAACACGTTCAGCGCAAACCCATCCTTAAGATATACCTCTTGCGACTCTTTGAGCAAGTGAAGGTCCGGATGTTCTAACGCCTCAACAATTGGGCTAAGTGCATCTAACCTTCCAGTATTTTTCAGGTTGCCGTCGTGGTTACCAAGAATAACGTAAGTTGGGGCTATGTCCGCCAGACTGCTCAAAAACTCAGAACACATATCAACAAACTCAGGAGAGATTTGTGTTTTGGTATGTGCTATGTCTCCACAATGAACAATGTAGTCAACGTTTTCTTTTCTTATACTTTCATACAATTGTTCAAAAACTGCTTTATATTCTTTGTGATACCTTAAATTTCTAATATGCGTATCAGCTATATGTGCAAACTTCACACTTTCCCCCGTATTGTATTACTTGCCTTTCTTGATATCTCTAGCGGCTTTTACTATCCTGTTTGCATGTGTTATGGAGCGTTCCGCAAATTGTTCACGAGTCACGTTTTCTCCTGCTGTATAATTTTTCATGGCACATGACAGCAAGCCTATGTGTCTATATAACTCGGAAACTTGGTCATTCAAACTATTTATTGATTTTTCTGCTGTTAGTCTCAAACCTTCTCTGCTGGGTAGATCAATGTCCCCAATATACGTCTCTGCCTCTCCGACACTAAAGTTTATTTTATATTCTTTGTTGACAGCTAATTCGCTAAAGTCAAACTTTGCCAGCACTGCGTTCATAATTTGTTTCCGATAACTTGATGTTTGAGACGAATTATAGCCACTTGGCGGCTTTAACAAGTAATTTATTGCTAATGACTCTAGATCTCCTGCCTCTTGTTCTTTTATGACTTGGACATTCGAAGGCATTTTGTCATCCCCCTCGTCACCTTCCTCGTCACCTTCCTCAGATCCTTGTAGAGCTGCTTTGCCGCTATCTAAAATCTGTTGTGCCACCCTAACTACCTCTTCCTCTAAACCAGAGGGCTTTTGGTACTCGTAATAATTAATGGCTATCTTAGAAGATGTTCCAGGCTCTTCTTTAGAGTCGAACTTCTGTATGTGGTAGAAGCCTATCACACCATATTGTATCAGTCCGGCTAGTAGTAATCTAAAACTTCCAACAACCTTTCTATCTCCTACTAATTTTAGACTAATCCCAGTTGTCAAATTTTTCTCTAAATTAGGAACCTCAAAATCACTTATAACAGAACTTCCTCCCTTTTGTTCACCTTTTAGGACAGATGCAATCAGAGGCTCAGCAAGCAAGCCAGCCATCTGTGGCTCATAAGCTTCTTTACTGAGTAGGGAAAGAAAGCTGTCTAGGAATATAAATCTGGAGATAAGCGTATCAATCTCCATATTGGCTGTGTCGCCCTCTAAAATGTTTTTCATGACGGTGTTCAAAGACTGAATTCTATCTCTTACTGTTGATCCTTGAACCGCAGATGTGACTCGCCCAACTATCTCCCTATACTGTCTAGCGTCCACATCAGTTGGCTGTCTTTTTCCAATCAGCTTTGTTAGGTTTAATTTAGGAAAGATAGGGATGTCCCCACAGCCAGTATCAATTGTGATTTCATCGGCTTCTTGTTCTAATATTAAGCCCCTCTTTTTTTTCTCTTTGTCATAAGACTGCTTAACAAAAGACATAATGTCATCATCTGATATCTTGAACATACTACAAGCTCCTTATCTTCTGGAATAAATAGTTGTCTGTATTCATTACAGTTGCTTCTTGTTTTCTTATCTTCAAGACATTTTCTGGCATCTCTGCGATGTCCTCGTACCCACTAGTGTCCATAACATAAGTTTCAACGCCATATCTCATTAGATTTTGTGCTATTTTAGAGGCTTTCAGTTGAGCATCCTGGTCTAATGCTAAGTAGACTTTCTGGTCATGTCTAACAATATTCTGGAATAGCTTGGATTCTATGCGAAGCGTCGAACCCAACAAAGGTATCGATGAGCCGATACTATATGCTCTTATAGCGTCAAACACGCCTTCAACCAATATTATATCTTTGTCCCAATCAACGTAAAGTTCATTAAATATAATGTTTCTGTTGACCTTGGGGTTCTTGTATCTCATCCAATCACCGCTATAAGACCGAGCAACAAAGAAGTTTGCATAGCCTTGCATACCAAACGATGGGATTATAATCCTGTTTTTGTACTCACCACCGTCGCAGTAGCCAATCTTCCACCTTAGGATATCTTTTTTGGTTAGACCTCTGCGCTCTAAATAACTCATTGCATTACGAGACGTAATCGTTAAGTTGTTTGCAAGAGATTTGAATTCTTTAGGCAGATCTATGGTTTCTTCTTTTTCCTCTTCCGGCTCAGAGAATATGTTTTCAAAGCCACTCAGTTCAACCCTGTTGGTCAGGACTCGCCACTCGCGAACATCTTCAAAAGAACCATGCTTTCGAATAACCTGATAGACGTCAAGCCCGCGAGTGTCACAAACCCAGCATTTGTAAACATTCTTGTCTATGTTTACAGAAAACTTTTTCTTGTGGTGTCCACAATATGGGCAAGAAAAAAGATGCTCATGGCCTGACGTGCGACATCGACCAAGAACATCTTTTAGGATTTCGAGCTTTCCCCTCATGCCATCATTGTAGCATGATGAGTTTGCTCAGTCAAGCATTTAACCCTTGATTAGTTTTTGCCAACGGTTGTAAGTGGACTCATTGATAATAGATTCTTCCTGTACCTTTTTCCCTGTAATCCGGTCCTGCCTTTTAGATGCCCGAGAAGCGGCCCTGTCTGCTCTCTTCCGTGCTTGTTCTATTGAAGCTTGTAGTTTGGCCTTGGCAGTTTCTGCTGCTGCCACTATTTCTGCACTAGTAACATTTGGTCGCAGTCCCCCAGAACCAGGTTTGAAATCGTTTTTGAGTATTGAGTAGTCTTCCAACTCGGACTTTCTAAAGGTTTGACTTGAATCCAAAGCCTTATATTTCTTAATTATGGCATCAAGTTTTGCAATGTTCTCGTCTGTTTGCACATCTAGTTCAGTCTGCTGCGGACTCACGGAAGTCGGAGTTGTTTGGGCAGTTGAGCTTGGTTCCTCCGCAGCAGGTTCCATCTTACTTTTTAGAAGATCAATCATAGCATCTGGGCTAATATAGGACAAACCGCCTTTGGCCTTCTGCTTTTTTAACTCGTCTTTGTAAAATTGCACATAACTTCTGAAACTACTATCATAGCCTTGCAGGGCCTCCTGTAGTGTCTCGCCGCTAGTGAGCTTGAACCAGAGGTCTTTTATTTCCTGTTTCTTATCACCTTTAGCATAATCATTCCATCCTGTTGCTGGTTTTTGAGTCATAGTTTTTTCTCCTTGCTTTGGCTTGTCTTTGGGCGTGGTATCAATTGTGTTCGCGTCCGCTGGTACATCCACGCCTGGGGACTCCTCTTGTGCGTCCGTGTCTGTGGCTTTCTCTTGTGCTTCTAACTCCTTTTTTCTCTTCGCTATATCTTCAAATGTAGGGTAGGTCTTGAAGTATTGATCTGTTACGTTTTTTTCTCCCTTGTCCTTTCTCGTATCGAAGAGGGCATTGTCTTGTCGTATAGCGAAATTACCAGAGATATAAAAATCATTTTTTGCTCCAGCTTTTCTTACCGCCGTGTCTACATCAAAATCTTCGTCCGAAAGTGTTTTTAGCTCAGGATCTTCTTCCGTTTCGGCAGGTGTTTCAGCAGGCACAGCGCCGTCGGTCGTATCCGTGGCATCGTCGTCCGTGGCATCGTCGTCCGTGGTAG